GGTGGGGCAGGATCTCGCGCCACTGGCCCCGCTCATCAACCAAGAGCATAAGCATATAGAGCTGTGGGGCAAGCTCACCGGCGAGCTCCAGCCGGACAACCAGCAGCAAATCAACATCCAAGTGATTAATTGCGATTCGGATACCAGGGGCCGTGATTAGTTAGGCTTTGTGGCACGCGCACGGGCAGTTTTGTCGCGCGTACTTGGTGCCGTCCAGGCACGTCTTATAGTCGCTGTGCGGGGTGTGGCAGCCATCATAGTCGCATACTGGCCGTTGGGGTGGTGCAGGTGCATTCACGACACCAACAGGCTTGCCCGCACCATCCAATTGCACACCCTTGCCCCTCAGATGTTCCAATAGCACGCCACGCACATACGCGCTACGGGTTATTAAGGTGTACTTGTCGAGTTGTGCGTCTATCCCCGCCAGCAACTCCGAGGGTACTGAGATGATTAGTTTGGTTAGCTTGTGTGACATACACTGATCGTACCACTTACGCGAAGGCCACGCGAAGGGGTGGTTAATGGCACTGTCTGGCGCATCGCGGATTACAATTCCGCGCCTCGGCAGCCCGCCTAACGCGGGAGCGGCCCCTTCAGGGGGTCACTTCAGGCCGCCGGAACCGCCCCGGCCCGCGCCAGGCCGCTGAGGACGTTGGCGACATACTGCACGCGCCAGGCACTCCTGCGCCGGGTGGCCAGCCCGCACGCGTTGAGCTGATCGGCAATCGCCTGCATAGATAGTCCGCAGGCCCGCCCTTCGGTAATGCGGGTTATGATGGCCTGCTCTGCTTCGTCAGGGACTTGCAGGCCCCTCTTACCGGTGGATCGGTAGCCGTACCGGACCATGCCCGCGTGCTCGCCCCGGCGAGCCTTGGCGCGTAAGGCGTCCCGCGTGCGCTCGGAGATTACCTCGCGTTCCCACTGCGCAATCGTGGTTGTGATATGCAGGATCATACGCCCCCCGGCAGTGCCGGTGTCCAGGGTCTCGTAAGTGCTAATGAGGTTTATGTCTCTCTCAGTTAGTAGGTCGAGGATGACAGATAGATCCTTAACGGAGCGGGTTAGACGGTCTAATTTACTGATGATGACACCGGCCACCTCGCCCGCACGCATGAGCGAGAGTAACTGCTGCATGCCAGGACGCTCGAGGGACTTAGCCGAGTAGCCGCCGTCTGTAATGACGGCCTTGAGGGTTATCCCCTTAGCTGTCGCCATGCCTTGTATTTTTTCGGCCTGGGATTCGAGACCCAGGCCGGAAGTGTCTTGTTCCTCGGTCGAGACTCTGACGTAGCCGTACCAATGGCGCGCTACGGGCTTGGGCTTTCTCATGCCGCCCTGCCTGGGATGTAGCCGGATGTTGAGGGGATGCCGTTGTTAGCTGCGAATGCAGCCTTAGCGGCGGCCATGGTCGGAGCGGTAATATGTTCGCCGTTGCGCGTGCCACGGAAGTAGATCCAGTATCGTTTCATGTGGGGTTGTTTCTCCTGTTAGTAATTTGGTTTATGGTTTTGGTTTCGGATGCTGGTAAGTGTCGTAACTGTAGTTACCGCCCTTCAGGGGTCGTGGTTTTGGCGACGTACGAAGGTTATCGTACGAAGGTTATCGTACGAAGGTTATCGTACGAAGGTTATCGTACGAAGGTTATCGTTTTATTGGTTGGGCGGCTGACCGCGCCGGCTGACCGCGACGGCGTGTCCGACGGCTGACCGCGACGGCGTGTCCGGCGGCTGACCGCGGTCCGTGCCTACACCGATGTAAGTGGACATAGTTATCCTCATGTGTGTTTTATCGCGCGTCACTCACGCGCGGGAGAATGCCTGTAACCGGGTATAGCCCTGGGACCCTCGGAGTCCGGCTGGAAGCAAACCACGCGGTCATGTTTGCCGAATGCGGTCACCACGGAGTCATGGTCTAGTACTTTGGTATTGAGATGCACTGCGGGATTCATGACGCTGGAAGACAGGACGATCAACAGGACCGGAAACAGCCCTGGGTGTGTCGTTAGCCGCGCGACTCCTGATCGGCAGCGTACATCTGCCAGAAGTCCGCGAAAGTCTGCCACTTCCACTCCGATTGCGGGATGCCGTTTTCGAGCGCATCCCGCTGGATCAGCGTCCAGATTCGGCGTGCCGCGCCTTTGTCCGGCGAGCCAGCATATGTTGTTCTCATGTTGTCACCTCCAGTGACTCTAACTGCAAAGCCGTGATGCGCACGGCGCGCTACTGACCAGCTTGCCCATTGCCGTTCCCGAATATCGGTGACCGTACCGGCAGGTGGAAGAGGTTCCCCGCGAAGATCCTCAAGCTGCATCGACACTTCGTGCAGCGTGCCAAGAACGTCGTTCACGTGATTGGCCGGATCAGAATCGAAGTCGATCATCAGGGTGAGCCTGGGCATCAGTATTCCTCCGCCAGCATGACCAGCTTGAGTTGTCCAGGCCGCAACATGCGATAGGTAGCACGATGGTATCGGTCGAGGAAAAAATGAACCGCTGAAAACTCCCCGACTATGGGAGATCCGATGGTCCAGGCCAGCAGGGAAAGGTAACTCTCAAAGGGCTTCATATCAGTATCCCCAGTGTCCCGAGTATGCAATCTTACGCGCGACGCGCTTGATGGGTCGCTCGAGCAAATGATAGACAGCATAGACATACGCGCGGTACAGCGCGCTCGGCGTGGCCACGGTAGCGTTATCGCTGACCATAGCGTCAGCGATCGTATAGGTATAGGCTAACATTCGTCACCTCCAGTGACTCTGTATAAGTTATGCGCAGTCACTCACCGCGCAGAGAGACTAGCAGCAAGCGCGGAAGGTGACGCCATCGCACGGCGTGGCTTGCGAGCCCGTCAGTGCCTCATGGGAGATTTGATGGTCCAGGCCAGCCCAGCGCAGCTCCGTCGCCGTCTTCGGGTTGCGGCAAGTCTTCGTACTCCCACACCGTGCCATTTCCTCCCGATCCGGCCGATACGATCATTCGCATCGGCCGATCGCCGTAGTCGTCTGGCAAGAAGAAGGCATAGAGCCTGTCGCTATCGTCAAAAAATGCATCACCGTCGGCACCCCTGTTGAGCGGAGTATCGGTAATCTCGGTAATTTCACAATCTGCGTCGAGGGGCCTTATTTTTCTGTCGATATCTCGCCAATCGGTCAGCCAGTCGCCAGTCAGGATGATGCCGCCGCCTTCTACCCGATATCCGAATTCGTTCTGGTCGCAAAACTCTCTTAGTGTCATATCAACTCCAAGTGACTCTTCTATATATAAGTTATGCGCGGTCACTCACCGCGCCGAGAGACTAGCAGCAAGCGCGGAAGGTGACGCCATCGCACGGCGTGGCTTGCGAGCCCGTCAGTGCCTCCACCAGTGCCTGCTTCCGGTCCCAGCGGGACACCCCGCGCGCGTCAAGTACGGCCATGACCATGCGGCGGGTGACGCGCTGATGGTTGGCGCCGTCGGTCGTCATCAGGAACCATTCTGTGTTCGGTGTTTTGTTGCTCTTCATACTTAGTATTATGCGCCAAAACATGAAACGGTGTCAAGCGAAATAATGTGATGGACCGTCTGTATGATGGAAATTTACAATCGTTTACAATTCATGGGTTGCCGCGGCTATCTCGAGCAGATCCGCGGCTATCTCGAGCAGATCCGCGGCTATCTCGAGCAGATCCGCGGATGGCGTGGCGTGCCGGATGGCGTGCCGGTAATCTTTCGATTAAACGGCCGTCTCCCGCAGCTCCGCGCCTAATAGGCGAAACAACCGAAAAGGCGGCAAAAAGCACTGCGGGGTCCACTTTTTATGGATTCCCCCCTCAAGCCAAAATAATCATTTGACGCTTGTTGACATAGGGGTCGGGCGGTGATAGGGTGTGGTCATGGCCAGGACAGCAGGCGGAACGACTGAGCCTGACGTTATTCGGTGGGCGGGGAAGAGGTAGTGGGTGAGTTTGACTCACTACGGGGGAAGACGATGAGCGATGTCCTGCTGGTGTACTTTGACCTCGACGGCGTGATCTTCGACTTCGACCGCGCGTACAGCGAGCGGATTGGGGTACGCAAGCCGAACGGCGACGTGTATTGGGACAAGGTGAGCGCACTGGGCGACTTCTTCGAGTCCGTACCGCTGATGCCGGGCGCGCTCGACCTGTGGAACGCTGTGCCTGCGCATCGCAGGCGGATACTCAGCTCGATACCGAAGAGCGTTACGGTCGGCTCTAACGCCTACATTGGCGAACGGAAGCGCGCCGCGGTGCGGATGCACCTCGTAATCCCCGACGAGCACGTCATATTCGTGCGCGGTAAGCGTCTGAAGAAGGCGCATGCGAGCCCAGGCCGCGTGCTGGTGGACGACCGGCCAGACAACGTGAGGGACTGGAACGACGCTGGCGGGATCGGTATACTATGCCAGAGCTGCGAGCAGGCGCTGGTCGATTTGATGGGCATACTATGACCGATGGAGGCGTGGGAGATGTTGCCCCAGGATATCGGCAGGAGGCAGGACGGCTATGACGGCTACCATGCTCCCTAGCTCACCGGTATGGTAGTCCAAGATGAGGCAGGGGTTTTGATCGGGTTCAGTTGTCTAGGCCGGACCCCAATCAGATCCGCTGGCTTCAGGGCGAGAAATGAAGGTAGCCTGCTAAGTTAGGGCACTGCCCGAAATTAAGGTAGTGCGTGTGGGTGCGCGATAGACGCCTGAATCCGCCAGAAAAATACCCCCTCTCAATCGGCCCACTTGATTTAACGATTATGCTACACTGATCGCATATTAAGGTTGGAAAGTGGGCGCTGGAGGACATTAAGGCGCTGTCGGATCAGTTGTTTGCTGAGTTCCGGGAGGCGCGCGATAAATCGCAGTTGCCAGCGGAGCCTGACCGGGAGGGAGTCGAGCGGTTGCTGGTTTCCATGGTGCGGGATGCTGTAATTTAAGGCGACGAAATACACTCGGGTGGGGACTCAAACTGTTTCCGGCAGAGTGCTCTAAGGTTTTGGAGGCCAGCCAGCATCTCGCATGGCTGGCCAAGTACAAATAGAAGCAGGTCCCGGGCCTCAGGTACCGCCCTTTTTGGGGGCTGCCACCTCGAAAGGCAGCTTGAGGTTTGGTCCCGCGCACACCTGCTACACGTGAGGTTAGCAGAAAGATACAAAAATTGCAATCCCTGCCGCCTGGCAAGATACATAACTATCCTATTTTGTTATTATTGCAGGACTTTGTTCGCCACGACCCCACGTTTTAAGCCGTCCGTCAGAACGTGCCAGCAGTGCGGAAAGCCAGCGCCACACGGCTGCCGTGACTGCGCTGACGTCCGCGAGTACTGGCACCGCTGCCAGCGCGACCATCCTGACTGGTCCCGTGAGAAGTGCATACTTGTCGGGGAGATGGTGTCGGCGATGAACCGGGCGTTTGTGCGGGAAACAGGGCTGCGCGGGCGGGATCACACGCATGAGGATTTGCTGAACGCCGTGGATGCGGCGGCTGGGTATATGAAGGGGTTTGGGTATGTGCTGGAGGGATCGCCAGCGCCGTGGAAGGGCGAGGGTGCGGTGTTTAGCCGGAAGAGAGGGTTAGCGACCCCAGTGGCCCCGTAAAAAATACCAGCCCCTTGACTCTGGAGCGTTAATTAGCGTATAGTAAAAGTATGGCACTGGTTCAGAGATGAGGGTAAGAGATGAGGGTAAGAGATGAGGGTAAGAGATGAGGGTCAGCAGTCGGCCGACCTCACCGCCGCCGCCTCGGCCATGGGGCGTAAGGGAGGCGCGGTTAAGGTCCCCAAGGGCCTCGCAACGATGTCGCCGGAGGATAAGAAGCGGGTGCGGGCTGAGGGGTTAAAGACGCGGCGGAAGCGGGCGCTGGAGAGGCTGAGGGGTTGGCTCCCGTGATCCACCGCCAGATCCTGCCGCCATGGGGAGGCCGTGGCTGGGGTAAGGTGGACTGCCCGCACTGCGGGCGCAAGGGCGTCGATAAGTCGGCTCCAAACCAGGTCACGTGCGGCGGGGCTGCGTGCCGGGCTAAGCAGAACACCGTTGCGGCGCGGAAGAGTCATGGGCGGAAGCGGATGGTTAAGGAGCGTTAAAGCATGAGGCGTATTCTGGCTGGTCGAGGTTGGAGCGGGCCGGGACTGATAAGCTTGCGCCTGCCGTACAGGCACGGCGGGATGAAGGGAGAGCACGCTGACGTAAAGCCACCGTCGAATGGCTCTGAGTTCTGGTTCTGTGGCTGTGACGAGGCGTCTCTCATGGTCGTGGAGGCGGGTGCTGGAGTTTTGCGCACCGAGGGTAAAGAGGGTGGCGCGCTGACAGCCCCGCAGTACGTCCCGTCGCGGTTGGAGCGGGTGATGCCGCTGTTGCTGGCTTTGGACCGCCAGTAGTAGTCGGCCTGGAGCGGTGCCTGGAACTGGAGCGGTGGCCGATGCGGGAAATGGCAGCGCCACAGGTTTCTGGGTGGCAACCTTCCCCGAAGAAATCGTAATTAAAGTCTTTATTTTGTTATGGTAATGTGTGGCAACCAGAAGGAAGAAAAAATGAACGACGTACCGGCTGAAAGCCGGAGGTATCCACCTCAGGAGTTGAAATGAACCGTCAGAACATTGAATGGATGCCGCCGTGGTTGAAGGCGGTTGAGACGTTAGCTATCGATACAGGAACCGCCAGCGCCACTGTCCGGCTTGCGCCCGACAACGCCTACAACGTCATGCAATTGGAGCATCATAAAATCCCGGATGCTTGGCTGCCGTATGCGTGGCTAAGGAAGGGAGGGGAGGATTGGTTCCGGGTGCCCCGCGCAGGCGAGTGGTATCTGTCCACCAAAGGCGTGCGCTTGCTGGAGTCCGATCTGTCTTTCGGGGCATTACTAACCGACAACTATGGCAGTAACCAGTACGGCCATGACAACCGCCGCATTATTCTGGAGCCGGTGACGGCGGAGCGGACGCTGGAGGATAGAGTGACGGAGCTGGAGCGAAGGATTCGGCGCGGGGTTGAGGGGCAGAGCGTTAAGTGAATATCGGGTCCATGCAAAAAATGGCGGACCGTGGCGAGCGCAAGGCACAGTCGGTGGAAGTGGACCTGCTGCGACCTTCGCCCGCGATCCTGTGCGCGTTGGTGTCTGCCGTGGTTCACGCGGAAGAGTTTATGTCTCCAGGCGGCCACCAGTTTGACCTGACGGCGTTCTCGCAGTGCGTTGACAGGTCCGAGGTACGCGAGTGGATAAACGGTATGGTCAAGGCTGGGTTTGCGCCGGTGAAGCGGTAGGCGCCGGTTAAGACATGATCACCGAATACATCCTCCACCACCTCCGTCTGGAATGTGACGCGATACCGCCGCGCGGGCTGCACTGTCAGGTCTCTGGTGAGTGGGAGTCGGACACGCACGTAAACGTTAACATGCTGGCCTATCACGCAGGCTGGCGCATGCACGGTGAGCGGCATATCTGTCCGACGTGCCTGAGGCGGGTGCCGTACGGAAAGCTTCTCATAGATGGCATGTTCACGGTACGCGGTTCCCACATAGCGGACCTGTGCGGGCCGGACAATGACACGACAAGATCGGCTATCAAGCGGTTGATTGAATCTGGCATATGGGTGCTGGAGAAATGAAATCGGGGCTACGTGGCGTGCTTGGGGGAGTTCACGGAGATGGACGTATTGCTCAGCGCTATGGTCGCCGCCGGGGAGATTAACGCGCGAACGGGAGATGGTGGCGAGGTTCTATTCTCCTCGAAGCCGTTGTAAGATAGTTCCGAAAGGAGCCGCCTTTAATGGCGGGCGCGGAAGATACAGGGCAGGGGCCACCCGGAGCACGCTTAACGGCGGGGTGGCCCCTTTAGTATTCAGGCCAGCGCCAGCCCCGCGCCGCAACGCCCGCAGAACAGGTTCCCGTGCTTATTATTCTTGCCGCACGTCCCACAGGTGAGTTTGTGCGCCACGGTGATTGGCTCCGTGACTGGAGCACCCGCGACCACCCCGCGCAGTTTCAGGACGATCGCTGAGGATGTCGGCTCAAGCGGGAAACCGGAGACGAGAGTAAATTGCTGGTTGCTGAGGCCACCGGGGACGGTGATGCCTTCGTGGGTGGAGGAGGCGGCGGGGCCAGGCGCGCCTCGTAATGGCCCCATCTTCGCTCCGCGCGCCTGAATAGATGACCGCTGGCGGAGGCTGGGTCCGCTATTGGTGTTCTGGCCGCTGAAGCTTGTTGCGCTGGTTGCGGCGCTGTTGGCGGCATTGATCGGCCACGTAGTGCCGCCTGTCGCATTGCACCACGTTCCGTACGGATGCTCCCAGTAGGGGCGCGGTCGATACGGAGGCAGGTAGGGAGCCGGGTAGGGAGGATACCAGAGGCCTGGTCCCGGTGAGGGCACAGGATAAGACACCGGGATGTACGTGTACGGTTCTATCTTCTCTCGCCACGCCTCGACCCGCACCAGGCCATCCTCGGCTCCGATCCCGCGATGAGCCTCGACCGCCGCCGACCGCTCGATGAACTTAAAGCGGTTGCCCTGCGTGAGGTTGCCGCCCTTAACGAATCGCTCAAGCTCGACGCTCTGGTTAGCGCCGATGATCACGGCGCCGACCGCGTCCTCGCCGTCGATGGCCATATTGATCTGGGCACGCACGGAGTTGAGGTTTTTTACCAGTACCGTGTACTCGGAGCCGAAGGGCAGGGATACGGCATCTCCCGACTCTCTGTCGCGAGATTCGCGGAGGATTTTTCCGTCCTGTTTTACGCAAACGACTATTTGATTTTTATGCACGAGGGGTGCCTTTCCAGCGCACGGAGCAAGCGCTCTTTTTTAGGCTCCGTTGGGATTTTAAATACGCTGTCAGTTTAGCCTGGGCTGCGCCCGCTGTCAAGGGTTACCCTGAGATCAGTGGCAAAGAAAGCCGTAGCGGTCGCGCCGCAACCGAAGCCGGGCAGGTTCACCGATAAGCAAGTTCAGGCAAGCGATTTAATGCGCGGTGAAAACCGCCATACACAGCTTGAAGGCGGATCTCGCTGCGTTGCCAGTTGGACGATTCTTGATGGACAGGATAAGACGATCAAGGAACTGGCCGAGATCGGCAAGCCAGTCCGGGTGATCACCTCTCGCGGTACGCAGGTAGCGGAAGCACCTTTCCTTAAAGGCTACTGTCGGATGCTGGAAGTGACGCTGGCGTCGGGTCGTCGAATAACGGTGACGCCTGATCATCGGTTCTGGTCGCAGTCAGGGTGGGTTCAGGCGCAGCGGCTGCTTCCTGGCGTTGGGGTCGCCGTTCTGCCGGAGGGTCGGATTGAAAGGCTCAGCGACGTCCTTCTGTTGGCATGGTGGCGGTTAACTGGCAAGTCACGAGATAACCCGGCGCCCGGCGGTTACGCCATGGATCGCGTCGTCTCCGTTATCGGCGCTGCGGAGCTTCCATACTACACGCTTCACGTCCCGGTAACCGAGCAATATTTCGCCAACGGCATCCTGAACCACAACTCCGGCAAAACAGCGGTAATAGTCCGCAACATCATCAACCGCGCGTTGTTCAACGCGGGTAGCCGCCATGTCAGCCTCAGGCTTCACCGCGTCAATGCCTGGGAGTCCCTCTGGCTCGACACAATCCCGAAGGTGATGGACCTTTTCTTTCCAGGGCTGCGCGCGACGGTTAAGCTGAATCTCCAGTTTGGCTACATGACGTTCCCGAACGGCGCTGAGTATTGGGTCGGCGGGCTCGACGATAAAGACCGTGTTGACAAAGTACTTGGCAGGGAGTTCAGCACCATTCACATTAATGAATCTTCACAGATCTCATACCAGTCGGTTCTGACCGTCCGTACCCGCCTTGTGCAGCGCGTTGTGGGGCGCAAGGGGCTCTGTGGTCAGTGCAAGGACCACTCGACGCACGTTACCCCTGAAGGCATAATCTCTTCCTGCTACCTGAAAAACAGGGAATTCCACGATCTCAACCCTATCGGGCGCGGGCACTGGAGTTACAAGGAGTTCCACCTCAACGTTGACCCGTTGTCGCCGGAGAAGAAGCTGAACCCCGCCGACTACGCCTGGTTGAAGATGAACCCGGTCGATAACCTGCAAAACATCGACCCCGATTATTTGGCCATGCTCGACCGGATGCCGGCACGTATGCGCGCGCGGTTCAGGGATGGCGACTACCAGGACGAACTGCCGGGAGCGCTCTGGACCTCGATGGTACTGGATCGCTGTCTCGGAGATGTATGCGGCGGGACCAACGACTTCCCCGTCCCCATGCGCCGTATCGTCGTAGGCGTAGATCCGTCGGGAGCCTCAGGCGCTATCGGGGAAAAGGCCGACAACATCGGCATCGTCGTCTGCGGCATGGGCGAGGATAACCGCGCTTACGTCCTCGAAGACGCCAGCATGACGGGCTCCCCTGAAAAGTGGGCCTCCATGGTCAACGACATGTGGCTAAAATGGGGCGCGGACCTGGTGGTCGCCGAACGGAATTACGGCGGGGAGATGGTCCGCAGCACGCTTCACCATGCAAACCCACACATGCGCGTGGACCTGGTAACTTCGTCGCGGGGGAAAATATTGAGAGCGGACCCCGTGTCTCTGCTGTACGAGAATCAGCCGACGCGAGTTATCCACTGCGGAGTATTCCAGACGCTCGAAGAGGAGATGTGCTCGATCCGCAGCGGCGACACGGCGGAGGATGTCAGGAAAAGACTGGGGCGTTCGCCGGGGTCGCTGGACGCCTGCGTGTTCGCGCTCACGGAGCTGTTCGGCTTAAACCGGAGCATGGGGCTGATCGAGTTAATGAAGAAGATGGCGGAGAACCCTGTGGTGCAGGGTCAGATTGGAGATAACGAGTTGGCCAAAAAGATTATGGGTAAGGTGGTTGGCAGTCAGATGACAAAGCCCGCAGTCGGGGATGAGACACTGGCGTGCCCCGCGTGTACGTCGGTGTCGGTGTCGCGGATGCAGCAGGGCTGGCGGTGCTCGCAGTGCGCGCACGTCTGGGGAAATCTGATATTGCCGCCGGGGATGCCGAAGAGGGGTGACGTGGCGAAGACGTGGTGACAGGGGGATGAGGGAGGGTGGATATGCGCAGGCAGGACAGCAGGCCGGGCACTCGCTGCGCCTGCGGACAGCCAGCCGCCGAGCACATAGCTCCGCCCACGCAGGAGTTAAAGAAACCCGCCGGGGTGAATATGTCGCTCAGGAAATGACCGCCGCTAGTCACCTGGGCAGCGTTAGCGGTGAGAGGTAGCCAGCAGCGCCGAACAGGAAACTGAGCAGCCATAGGCACACGCAGACCACGACTACGACGCGGATGATCTTTTGAATCATGGCGTCCATGGGTATTTGCTCGATCACCCACAAGATGAGACCCACAACCACGAGCGCGATGATGATTTGGATTAACGGGAATGGCATGCCGCGAGTAGTGCATGGCGGTGGCCGAAGAAAATGGTTGACAGCGGCTGTCATCTAAGGTTACAGTTTAGAGGATGACATCGGACAGCAAGGTTCTCAGCATCAGGCTTCCAGGCTCTGCGTTTCGCAGGCTGGCCAGGATGGCATCGCAGCAGGAGCGAAAGCCCAGCGCGATGGCCGCACTTCTCGTGAAGCGCGGACTGCCCGAGGAAGCCGTAGCGGTTAAGCAAGCGCGGCGGGAAGTGTATCCGTGACGAATGGACAGAAGAGGATCATGTTCTGGTCCGGTTATGTGACTGCCGGGATCGCGGGTGCTGCCTCTGATGGATATCATGGGGCGGGTGAATGACGCGCTAGAGGATTTTTCGTGGTTGTTTCCTGACGTGGGGGGTGACGAATGGTGATCCTTGAGCACGAAGATCCGACGCCGGGCCACTGGGCAAGGAAAGCCTTCAACAACGCCACCTCCCGACCCTCTGTCTGGCCTCCCTTCCAGGCGTATCCGGCGCTATGGCGCATGTCGAACCGTTCAGGCCGGAAATATTACCCTGTGCGCGTGATGTCTCCGCCCGACCGTGGCCAGGTGCGCTGCTGGGTGGATGATGTGGTTTTTAAGTGGATTCCTTTGGGTGAGATTTTGGGTGCAGAATGAACCGCAGAGACATGCTTAGGCTGTTCGGTGTAGGCGCAACGATAGTCCCCGTGGTCGGCGGGACGGTCCCGATGTTAAGGTTGGGGACCTAATAGCCACCAAGAAGAGGCTATTTCTTGTTGAAAAAATTCCAGACGAGGATGGCGTGTGGCACACTATTGAGGCTCTCGACATGGACGGCAAGCTATGACATTCACGCGCAAAAACAACCTCATAATCCCCGAAGACGAACCGCTCAAGGGCCGCTCTCAGGTCGGGTATTCGCGGCGTGGCTTCCTTGGGATGCTGGCGGCGGGGGCGACGCTGGCGGCGGTGCCAGACCCCATCCCCCGCAACGTAACAGCATGGATCAGCCTTGGGCGAGACCACTACACTGATTTTCCCACGCCCACAAGGCAGCGGACGTTCGGCATTTACGCTGAGGTTCTGTCGATCTCAGTTCCGTTCCAGTACTACCGCCGTGCGGTCGCGGACGCATGAACATCCTGAACCGCCTCGGACTCTCCCCCTTCGGCGCCTATGTGCTGGGCACCGCGCTGGTCGCGTGGTCCACTGCCGCAGCCTGCCGCCACTCCTGGCTGCTGTCGATAGCGCCGCTCTGGCTCGCCGCCGCATGGGTGGCATGGAAGCTCAGCCAGCCCGTTAACGGAGACCCGGAACCACTTAAGCCGTGGTGCCTGGCGTGCGGGTCGCGGAATATAAAGCCCGAGTGGAATACGGCATCGCTGGTGCTGCACCTGCACTGTGCGATGTGCGGAGCCGCATGGGCAACGAAGTCGGTGGCTGAGGGCGTGGGCATTAAACCGGACACATGGCGGCCGCATCCGGGGGCAGTGGCGCAGAAGGAAGAGAAAAAATGACCACCGAAGAAAAACAGAAACTATGGGATGGACGTCCGTCCGCGTGGATCACAGGCGAAGGTGTGCGTGGGATGGTGGATGCGGCGTTTGCGCGTCACGCGGAACTGGCAGGCCAGAAAGTCGATGACTTCATGATGAAGATCACGGGTGAGGAAAAAGCTGGTATCTCTGATTCCATGTCCCGCGAACCGATGATTATGATTGGGGCGATCATTGGGTATCTGGATGCGGTTTATGTTCAGCAGCACGGGATCACCATAGAGGAAATGGATGCGTTTGCCACGGAATAGCCGTCTCTGGCTGTTGCGGTATCTGCGGGCGAAGTACGCGGTGCTGCGGAGGCGGCTACGTTGACTACGGCCTCCCCCCTCTGGCTGATCCGCCTGCAAGCCCGCTGGCGGATATGGTGGAACCTCTGCCCCGCCTGTAACTCGGACGCGCCGGGGCTGGATACGTGCAAGTTGTGCTGCGGTGCGCGGGATTATCCGTTTACGGACGAGCAAATACAGCGGTACCGGAAGGCGTATTTACTTTGAATCCTTATGAGGTCCTCGACCTCCCCACCGACGCCACCGAATCCGATATCCGCGAAGCCTACCGTATCCTGGCCAGACAGCACCACCCGGACATTACCGGCGACCCCGAGGCCTTCCTCCGCACCAAGAAAGCCCACGACATCCTGATCGACCCAAACACGCGGGCGGCATACGACGTCACCGGCCTTATCGCTGGTGAGGATAACGCAATCCTGAACGCGCTCACGCTGATCCGTCAGATCACGATGAGCATCCTGAACGATAACCCGAACTGCAATATCCTTGAGGGCGTGCTGAATAGCCTGTCTTCGCAGGAGGCTACAGCGCGGGCCAGTATCTCGCAACTCAACCGCGTGACTGACAAGTGGCGGAAGGCGGGGGATAATATTACCGCGCGATGGAGGGGCGGGGATCGGGTTAAGCGGGCACTCCTGAACACCATCGAGAGTTCGATCAACGAGGCGGAAGAGGCCAAAGCTCCGCTGGAGGCTGAGATCAGGAAGATTGACCTGGCGCGTAAGCAACTGGATGACTCCCGGTATGAGATGCCGGAATCGCCGCGCACCAGGTACTCCGCTGAGTTGTTTGGGTCGCCTGCGTGGCAGGTTAAGGTGGGTGGGAAGTGGGAGGGACCGTGACGCTGCCAGCACCCACGCCGACCTCCTATCTCCCTGATTTATAGCGCCTACCCGCCCGCGTTTGCTACCCTGAACGCAGCATGCGTCTCATTCAGGCTCCGATAGTTCGTAACATCGCCCCACTGGCCAATGCCGTTGCGAACGGCGCCCGTCGCATGGCGAATGGCCTGTTCCGCCCGCCTCCATCTACCATCGCGGGGGTAGATTCCCGCAACTGGCCGTCAGCGTTGCAGCCGATACAGCCGATGGGGCCGCCAGGCTCGCAGCCGTTGGGGATGAATTTCTTCTACGGGCAGAACCTGGTTTATACGCCGAGGCCGGATGCTGAGTACACGGCGGCTCAACTTAAGACCCTTTCGCAATACCCCCTCGCCCGCATCTGTATTGAGAACGTCAAAGACACGATCTGCTACCTGCCGTGGCGCATCCAACTGAAGCCGGTTGCTGGCG